AAAGAACAAAGTTATTATTGATAAATACACTCAAGAACTAAACGTATTGGAGAATAAAAAACAAACAGTAATAATAAAATATAAAACCAAAGTAAATGAAATTGATTCGCTTAATAATAATAACCTTGTTGCTGAATTTGACAGCATATTCTCAAAGTTTACTAATAAATAATAAAGATACTTTAATTTGTTTTAGTTCCGATAAGGCTAAGTTCTTAGCAAAACAATACCATAAAGCTGAAACCTATTATTTATCTGATTCATTATGCCAGCAACAAGTTATCTTAAAAGGTAACCAGGTTAATTTATATAAAAAAAATGAAGATAAGTTACAAACTATTATCGGAAATCAAGTAACTATAATCAAGTATAAAGACGAAGAAAACAAATCACTAACTATTCAAATGAAAGGTTTAAACCTGGAGGTTAAAAAACAAAAGCGGTTAAAAGGAATCAGTATTATTTTCGGAGTATCCTGTTTAGTTTTTGCATTAGTTAAGTAAACGTTCTTTTAACATCCCCTCAATAAGAATAAGATAATTAATTGCATCACCAATTTTTTCCTCAATATATTTATCGGTAAAGTTTACAGCTCCATTATCAACTGAATCCAAAGTATCTTTAATAGATTGAAAGTGTTTAACAGCAAATTCCCAAGCTATTTTTTCGGGGCATGTATGAAAGCTAATACCTACTGACTGTTTAAAATTATGAAACTTATCGGAATCGGTAGAATATTCTTTGCCTTTCGATAACATAATTAACTTAATCAATTCAATTCTTTTTTCAATAACTTTGTTAAATTCTGCTGTATTCATTTAGTTTAATTTAAGCGTTTTAAAACATCACTGATTCTTAAAACCATTTCAATTGCAACTGGTGCTGATAGTAATGCTATTAAAAAGTTATTTACATAAGAATATACAGTTATAATGCTTCCTATTGTAATGTTTTTTGATGTGTTGATTAATAATATAATTGATAAAATTAGAAAAATATATTTAATGGTATTTATTAAAAACCAATTCTTACCTTGTATGGTTGATTGACATACTTCTATTTTCCCCCTCCTATTAAAAAAAGATTCAGAACTTGCATATCCACACTCAATTGATTTTGCTTTTGTTTCGTAATGATTATTTGCTATAATGATCCCTTGTTTTATTTTTTTATAAAGTATAAATACTGAACTCACAATAAAGATAATTGAAATACTAACGAGTATACCAACTTGCCAGTTCTCTGAAAATATAAAAATAAGCGAACCGATTATGGTTACAATTGTTGCGATATAATAATGTACATAACCTTCTAATACAAAAACAATTTGTTGTGCCATATCGGTTCTGGCTACCTTAGTTGAAACATCAACATCATCTTTTTTAAGAAACTTTAATGCAATATTGTTATAAATGGTGTTATAAACTTTTGTATCATAAACCATTCGTTTGTAATTAAAAAAGTTTGATGCGAAATATAAAAAACCTAAAAGTACCATCCAATACCAATTACCTACAATTAATCCATCAATGCTTTTACCAAGTAAAAATGGAATCGATAATATTGAAAGTTCGGTAAGTAACATAAACATATATATCCATGTTAATTCACTTTTGTATTGTTTAAATATAACAATAATTTTATTCATTTGAATCCTTTGTTTTCTATTAAATAATCATACAATTCTCTTGTGTCTTTATATTCTTCGTTTAGATCGGGAGTGCCATAAATACCATTCATCTCGTATAGATAATAACATAAATGGTAATCGCCATTTTCAGTTAATACTTCAGTCCATAGCAATTCATTTGCTCGACCAAGTTCATTAAAGAACTCTATTGTATCAATTTTTAAAGCATAAAGTTCATCTACTCTTTTATTGTGAGCGATTTGTAAATCAATAATTTGTTTAAATTTTTCGTAATTCATATTTTATTTGTTGGTTAGTTTCTACATTAAGTTTGTTTTTGTGGATAATATTACTTACTTCCATCTTGTAATTGCATATCATTATTGTTATCTATCTTTCTATACCCTTCCGACCATAAAGTTTTAGTTAATATTACGCTGAGCTTCACAATGTCATCTTCTTCAAGTTCGGGTAAAAGTATGTGTAAACTTTCATGAGTTAATATTTCTAAATGCTTTTTACCTTTCAATCTAACATCAAGTTCGATAAGATTAAGTCCGCAATGAGCCAGTCCCCAAATATTTTCTCTGCCAAGTTTTAAATATTTAACTTTAATTTTTTTATTCATATCAATAAAAGTTTGTACAATTTCCATTAAAGTTAACAATTATATCGCTTAATGCTCCATTCCGATGTTTAGCAACTATCAATTCTGCCTTACCAATAGTTGAGTTACCAGCTCCATCATCCATTATTCCATAATACTCAGGTCGATAAATAAATATAACCATATCAGCATCCTGTTCAATAGCTCCCGAATCCCTTAAATGTGATAACATTGGTCTTTTATCATTTAGCTTTTCAACTTCCCTACTTAACTGACTTAATAATATAATCGGTATATTTAACTCTTTTGCTAGTCCTTTTAATGCTCCTGATATTTCCGCAACTTGATCGTTTGTACTTTTGTTGTTATTACCTTTGTCAATAAGTCCAATGTAGTCAATAACTATCATGCTAATATCTTTATCTCTTTTTAATTTACGTGCCTTTACTTTAATAAAATTTATACTTATTCCGCTTTTATCTTCGATGAATAATTGTGAGTTCGATAACTTAAAAGTCTCATTTTTATATAGTTCTTTTTCATAAGGATTCATTTTTTCTTTTAAAAATTTATAAAGTGGAATGCTGGTTATTTGTGAACACATCCTCGCATATAGTTGAAGCTTTGACATTTCTAAACTAAACACTAAAACCGACTTATTTTGATTTAATACCGAATTAACAAATTTAAGCATTAAGGATGTTTTGCCCATTCCAGGTCGAGCTGCTAATATAATTAAATCGGAGTTCTGCCAACCCGAAGTAAGTTTGTTAAGTTCACTAAAACCAGTATCACAACCGATCAACTCGCCATCCATTAACTTATCAATTTTATCTAAGTGTTGGTCCATTTCAATAGCACAATCTAAGGCAGTAAAAGTTTTACTAATAGAAATTTTGTTAAATATTTCGTTTGTATTTTTTTCGTTATCAGCTAAAAGTTCAAATACATCACTTGTTGATTCTTGGGTTTTTTCTAACAGTTCTGAAAGCTTAAACATCATTTTTCTTTTAATGTAAAATTCACTAAGAATTAGTATTTTCTCATCAAACCTATTTAGGATAGCATCATTAGTAAGCAAGGATAGGTCGTAAAAGCTAATAGGGTTGATTTTAAGCGTACTTTCTAACTCGTTTGATACATTTATAAGGTCAATATTTTTGGATGCGTTATTTAAGCTTAAAATAGCTTTTGCAATTAATTGATTTTTTTCATCATAAAACAACTCTTCGTGAAAAAGTTCTTGAATATATTTGAATTCACTTGAATTAATTAATAATCCTCCGAGGAATTGACCTTCTAATTTTGTATTTGCTGGAATCATTTAAATGAAGTTTTTAGTTTTAGGTTAGATGAATTGTTTTTATTGGCCCAGTTCTTAAAGTGGTTGCAAAATTCGTTAAAGTTAAGATAATCAATTTTAGATGTTTTCTTGAAATCTGCAATTTTTAAAGTTAATTTATCTTTTGGAATATTTAAAGCAATAGCAATTAATTCAAAATTAGTTGAGGTTGGTAATTCTTTAAAATAACTTTGTATTGAATTTATATTTACTTTATTTTCTATTTTAGTTTCTATTTCTCTTTCTATTTCACTTTCTATTTCTCTTTGCTTCGCTATAGGCTTCGGCATAGGCTTCACTATAGGCTTCGGTATAGGCTTACTTTTTTTACCTCCAATACTACCTCCACGTACTAAGTTTAAACGACTTTCGCAACTTGGAATGAATAATATATTTTCTTTAATTTCAATAAGATTTAACAGCAATAATTTATCTAAAATTAAATTTAATTCATTTATCGAAACTGAAAATTTACGAAGCCAAACATCTTTTTTTATTTCAGTTTTATTATCATTTAACATTGCGAAATCAATAAATTCTCTATATAATCCACGTTCGCATAAAGATAATTCGAAAACACTATCTGAATTGCCCCAGTCCTTTGGGTACCATGTATAACCTAGTTTAGCCATAATTAAATTAAAAAAGCCTAATGCTTTTGGAGTGTGCGCTCCGCCAGCAATAGGCTAAATAAGTAGTTATTAAAAGGTTCGCACAAACCATAACTATTGCAAATATACTATAATATTATTTCATAACCAAGATTAATTATAGTATTTTTTTTAAAGTACCAAAAAACCACATACTGTTGTTTTAAGTTATCGAATGCTAATATCGGGTTGCTACCAGCTATCTGATGAACCATAAAGTATTCTTTGAGTGCGTGTCTTAATCCTGTCATAAGTTAGTGTTTAAATTAGGTTTTAATG